CCGCGTAGTCGGTCAACAGAAGGTGGGTTTTCAGTAAGGGGCGTCCAGCCCGTATGGGGGGTATGCACTGCAGTTAACTCTGTGTTGCACCCTGCCATACGAGTGCGGGAGGTTTCCCGCCCCCGAAATCCAGTGCGCATAAGCCACTGTGTGGAATTTAGCAGTCCAGGGGCTAAATTCGGAGTACATAATAATTCCCTGCAAAATCTGAAGAGAGGCTTAAACGAGAGAGTATTCTACCGTGATGCAAAGCACACCGAGTGCGTGCTACCCTTACCGGGTGCATTTCAGCGACTTTCGGCCTTTGACAGGGACCTGCGTTCCTTCAAGGTCGACTGCTGGACACAGCAGCAAGTCGTTGATTCATACCACGGGTCACAGAAGTCTCGTTATCAAAATGCGTTAGATTCATTAATACGCAAGCCCTTCAGTCGTGACGACGCTATAGTCGCAACTTTCCTAAAAGCAGAGAAAATTAACTTCTCTGTCAAGAAAGATCCTGCTCCGCGAGTTATACAGCCGCGTGACCCCAGATTTAATTTGTTATTTGCTCAGTATATCAAGCCTGCTGAGGGGCTGATATATAAAGCATTGGGGAGGATGTACAAATACCCGTGCGTTGCTAAAGGATTCAACGCCGCACAAACCGGGGACATTATTCACAAGAAATGGCAGCTGTTTAAAAACCCTGTTGCCATATCTCTTGATGCTAGTCGGTTTGATCAACACGTTAGTGTTGATGCCCTCAAGTATACTCATTCTGTGTACCGACGATTCATGAAAGGTGAAGAGTTGGAGAGATGTCTGAGTCTCATGTACACAAATAGAGGGCGTGCGTCATGTAAGGACGGGTTTCTCACGTATAAAAAGACTGGGAGCAGGATGAGCGGTGATATGGACACCGCTTTAGGAAATTGTGTTCTTATGGTGGCTATGACCTACAGTTTGTGCAAGGAACTGGGCATACGTCATGAAGTGATGGACAACGGAGATGATATCACCATATTTATGGAGGAAGAGCACCAGAAGCTGTTTCTGGATGCTGTTCCCCAGTGGTACTCTGCGTTGGGGTTCGACATGAAAGTCGAAGGCGTCGTTAAAGTACTCGAAGAAGTTGAATTCTGTCAAACGAAGCCTGTCCATCGTGGGGATCAATATGTTATGGTTAGACTATTGACATCCCTGAACAAGGATTTGACCACCTTGACCTCCCCTGAAACCCTAGGGAAGTGGTTTAGAGCCATTGGAGAATGTGGTCTTGCGTTGACCGATGGGATGCCTCTTTATGGCTCCTATTATAAGTGGTTGTGCCGTATGGGAGCTAGCTCAAACATGAGACTCCACCCTCTGTGGCGTTGTGGTATGGTCAACTTGACCCACAACATGTATTACACAGGTAGAGGTGTTTGTGAACTAGCGCGGCACAGTTTCCACAAGGCTTTTGGTATATCGCCTTATCGTCAGATGCTACTCGAAAAAGAGTTTGATTGCCTAGGATTGCCGGCACTGGGTAAATTAACAATCAGCATAGACGAACTCACGCAGCCTGACATAGACTATTATAAACCACAATACAGTGCATAATAACCAATTGATCTAACAACTAAACACTGGCTTTAGCAGTACCTTATTTAGGACTAGTAGCAGCAGGAGGAGCAACATCAGCAGCATTTGGAGGGAAAGAGAATTCCAACGAGACATTTGTAGAACATCCATCCGAGACAGAAAGAAGAATCAACTCGACTGCCTTGCCTCCTAAGCGATCTGGTTTTAACGCTAGCCTTGTAGAGCCGATACCTTACACACCCGATACCACACCAGTTCCCACGCGAACCTCTAGACGCAAACCGACCTTCGTTGAATCCGAAGAACCAGTTGAAATGCCTAGAAACTCAGCCCCTAACTCCAGGCCCGTAGTGCGGGCAGGGACAGCCGTCAAAGGCCGTAGGCCTAGCGTTGCCGTCCCTCGCTTACGTCGGAAAACCAC